CATTTGGTTTCATTATAATCTCCTAGTCATTGGCTTAGTGCCTTGTGTTTTATTCTTCTTAATGGCAAAGTGTTGATACACAAAGTATCCTAAGGCATCATTCATATGATCATGCCCTTGATCTTTAGTGGGTATACGACTTCCTTCTTTATAAGTGTGCTTTATAAGACAGTTCTTTACACTTCTACACTTTGGATCAATAAACAGTTTGTTCTTTTCAAAAGCGGCATTAACACTTGCTATACGATCTATAACAGGTGGATTGCCTGGCTGTACCATTAAACGGAATCCTGCGTTTTGTAGTATTTGGTGATCACTTATACCTGAGTTAGTAGTTCGCTTTATGCCTGAACTATCTGGGTATGCTATGATACGGTTATGTGGATATCTGGCTTTTATCTCTTGTACCAGTTCATTAGTATTAGAACCGTATATTTCTATTTCATCTATTATCCATGCTACATCGTTCTTTATAATGGCTACTGTGGCACTCATTGGATCAATATTAAAGTCACATCCTATGTGTATTGTGTCGTCTTTGCTATGTCCTGGATATGCTTTTATGTTTTGATCAGCAAAGGCATAGTATATAACACCTGAGTAACTGACAAACTGTGATTCATACTCTTGTTGAAATGTTCTACTGTCTAGATCTTGCTTTGCTTGTTCTACTTCTGCTTCTGGTACCCATCCGCCTTGTAGTGTGGTAAACTGATAACTGCTGTAGTTTTCTTTTTCACCTTCACACCATAATTCATAGAACCAGTTTCTACCTTTAGGTGAACTAATGAATAGTGCGTGTCCGCCAGTATCTGATAAGGTGGGTCTTAACACTTGAAACCATACTTCAGGCTTCATGTCAGCACACTCATCTAACACTATAAAGTTATACTTGGCACCACGTAAAGCATCGTAGTTCTCACTGCTACGAAGTGTAATGGTACTGCCGTTTACCAGTGTTATTTGTAAGTCTGATTCATTAATCTTCTTTGCCCAGTTCTTTTCTATGAGCATGCCTTTGAGATCATTCCACCATATGTTCTTACATTGTTTGTATGTTGGGGCAACGGCTAATATGCGTTGGTTTGGGAATCTGGCAAACTTGGCCATTTCATTCATAGCAAGGTATGACTTGCCTCCGCGTCTACCCATTGCGAGTATGCGGAATCTATTTGTATCATCAGATACTTTCTTTTGAACTTTGCTTAACTTCACCTATATACCTTTAATGTGTTGAAACGACATATTTGACACACTACTAACAGTTTCCTCCTTTTAAGGTTAAAGTTAATTGATTATGTCGTTCAACATAGTTATTTATCAGACTTCGTCTTTTGGGTCGTCATTCCATGGCAACACTTGTTCACCTTCAGTTTCAATTGGTGAATCACTCATTTGTAACCATTGCTTGGATAACCATATCATCATGACTCTATCACCATTGAGTGCTGTTTCTAGCATTTTGCTTCTTAGTTTGCGTTTTGTGACTTGACGTGCTTTTGTGTATAAGTCACGAAAGTTGTCGCGAAGTGTTTGTTGTGGTACTCCGTAATATTCAGAGAAGTCTTTCCATGTTGAGAATAAGCATGCCATTTGATAGAATTCATCTTCTGGTATTACTACTTTATTTCTACCTACTACTCGACCCGTGACTGTTTTTTCACCACGTTTGATGTTCTTTACTGTATAAGGGAGTTGTTCTTGTTGGTTGTCTTCTGTTGACATGTTGTTTTACCTCAGAGTTAATCGTTCTGTAACGTAGAAAGTATTTATCTAATCAGCAGAAACCCCCTAGAAAGATGAGTTCAAACTAGAGGGTTTCGACTATTATTCCGATTAAATAATATATTTAGGAAAATTAAAAATGTCAGACGCATATTTGATATGCTGTCCTCTGTTTAATTTAAGTTGTCCGCAATATAAAGTTTTAGGAGAAATCAATTGATTCTGGGAAACAATTTTTTCTATGTCATTATTATATCATTACTGCTATAAGCATTATGGCTAACATTTATTGGCAATAAATTGAGGACTATCTATAAGTGTTTAGTTTATATTTAGTGAACGTGTCTCGAATGATCCACGTGTTATAACATTGCGTCCAACAGTATTATTTATCTTCTGTAAATAGGTCTGGGCCATTTTTAGGTAGATCAATACCCATAAATGTACTGTATGCCTGAGCAAATTCTTCTTCTGTGTACTTGTTGCTTATCTTGAACTTGCTTACTTCTTTAACTGTTCTGCGTTTACTACTAGCAGGCTTTACTATGCTGAAAGCACCACGCAGTTCTGGTACTAAGCCTTTGTCTTTGACTGCTTTTATAACAGGCAACCATTTGTTCCATGCTTTACCGTTGCGTTTGGGATATGAATGTAATATTTCTACATCTCTAGTGCCATCTGCTAACTCTGTGAACATGGTCATAACTACTGTGAAGTATTTGCCTTTTTGATGACTCCAACCGCCACTAAAACCCATCTTTTCATTGAGTACATCAATTACTTGGATACTGGTTTTAATGGGAGCAGTTTCCATATATCGATTCTGCTCTTTGTTGTAGCCTTTGTTATTCATTTATACCACTGTTAAAGGTGTTCTTGGCCTTTGTCGCGATTCTTCTTCTTTGGCTTCTATGATAGCCTGTACATCTTTTAGATCCCAACCGTAGTTTAAACTTTGAATTGTACAATTACTGTGATCGTATACTGCTAAGCCTTCGTCACTATGTCCGTATCTTAAGTCTAGTAAGTTAAGATCAGGTTCATGATGTGTTGCTTCTTCGCATTCAAAATTTGTTATCCAAAATGGTCCGTTTTGTTTGTTCATTTCGTACCTGTGTACTTCTTGGTATGCTCTAATGTATTCTTCTGGATCTTGATTGTAGCATCCTACTATCATGAAGAATTCAGTTACTAAATGATCAGGGTCACTTTCTGGTTTTGAATTTATGAATTTTAATCTGTACATTTTAGTAAGTGTTAGAATCTTTTCTATTTCGAAGCCGTTTGCTTCAGTTATTATTTCGTTGTTTGACATTATTATTTCTCCTCTGGGTTTTGAATTTCTTCATTTGCTTGAATCATTAATTCTTTTTGTTTTTCATAGATATAAGATTCTAGTAAGTCTAGACTAGATCTTTCAACTGTAATTGGATCCATAACAGGATTACCGTTGCTATCTAGCATGACTCTAATTTTTGTAATATTTGACATATTATCTTCTCCTAATGTTTGGTACTAATTTTGTTAGTACACTTTTATTTATCTTATTAAGTACATTATACACATAAAACAGGCCAATGTCAACCTCTTTATGAAACATACTTCTTGTATGTCAATGCTACTTCATGTTTATTGTAGTACAATGACTTGTAGTAATCTTTTACATCATGACAAGCCCATACTAAGTCTTTGTCATAGTTAGATATGTCTACTAGCAAACTGGTCATGTGTCTATCGCAGTATGTTTTATCACGCAAGTAGAAGTCATACATAACTGATTCGTAATTGCTGTAATTATGTATATAGTGATACACATTGTAGTTTTCTTTGCTCATGCTACCATGTCGATATCTGCGCACAGATTCTTCGCGAATACTTTGTGGTGTTTTGTCCTCAGGTATTTGTAACTGTAACATATCTTCTCCTAATGTTTGGTACTAATTTTGTTAGTACACTTATATTTATCACTTAATTATGTTTCACGCAAAGTTTCTGGCATGCTTTTTTGATCCATAGCATCTTGAAACAGCAAATTGCTTTTGTTGATCATGCTGTGAATGTATTTGCTTTCTAGTGCTGTGATATCTGGGTTTTCATGTGTCATTGTTACTATCACATCTATGTAGTCAGTACTTTCGTTGTTGTCTGCTGGTGTACACATCACTTGAGTCTTCCAACCTCGTAACCTCATATCCATCTGACCTTTCACACCTAATAACCTAGGAACCAAACTGACTGCTTCCCTGATCAACCAATCATACCTCTTGAAAGCATATTGCTTTGATGCTATAGCAAAATGTATTTCATTGTGATTAATCCAATTTGCTTTGCTTATATATTTCTTCATATTCATATTATACTATACCTCTTACACTATGTCAAGTAATAACTTGAACCTTATTCAGGTCTAAAGACCTATTCATTTCGCAAACAAGTTGCTTCATGAATCTTTTCTTCTCTTACATTCTGTTTTAGAAGTTTTGGTCAGAAGGAACCTCTTACGGTTCCCTCCTCATTCTGTTTCATTGTGTACAGCCATATAAGGGAGCAGGTATTTACTCACAGTTCAATGGATCTCTTACTCACTCCACACCTGCTAAGGCCTAGTGTATGATTCGTTCTCTTTACATACATTGTTTATGAACTATTGTGTTTGCGGATAACAGACTAATCCTTATAGAGTCTATACAAGTTATCTTGGTCTCATATAGCCTTGTTCTCAACCCAATTATGTCTGGCGGGTCAACCTTGCGTTCTGTTTTTTAGTTATGTCTTTGTGTATTGCCTTGATGAGTGCTATTTGTTTGGTATCTAACTTGGTTAGATCCTGAGTGCCATAAAGTGTTTTTGCCAGTGTTTGTTTTTGTTTTGTGTTTGCCATGTATGCCTATTTCAACTTTTACTTATCTTGCTTACTTCTTCTAGTTTGTGTAATAACGGTAAATTGCTTTCTTTGAAGTCTAGTAATACTGCTTTCTTTACTAGTTCTACACTACTGTATATATTTTTAACAGTTTTTTGCGGTATAGGTTCATCTAAATCCATATCACTAAGCACATGTGCTAAGAAACTGTATAAGTTATGCCCTTCTGGCACTATTTTAGGTATGTATACCCTTTCACCGTCTTTGAACTTGTATACTTTTTTACAGCGAAATAAATTATCTATTTCATTGCTCATTATACCTGCTTGTTGTGTGATTTTTAAGATTTCTATCAAACTGCTGTTAAATGCTATCTTTATTACTGCTTGATGATTTGGTCTTAGTCTGACATATTTCATTTGTATCTCCTAATTGTCTTTACAAAGTTATTTATCTAATCATAAAAAAACCCTAGCCATTATAGGACTAAGGTTTCTTCATTCTAGTTTTACATCTAGAGTAGGTTTGTTAGGACAAGCCATTAATACTTAGTGAAAAATATATTATAATAGTGATTTCTTGGAGATTCTACTAATTTTCTTCCATACTTTGTGCCTACATATTTTAGAATACAGTTCGACTCGCATTTTGTTTCTATCTATTATAACACCATGGAAATAGAATACCTTGTGGTGTAAGTATATTGGTTTGTTATTGATATAATGTTGTAGCACTTCAGCATACTTGCCTGTGCGTTTGAATTCGTCTAAATGATAACCTACTTGATACTTAAAGTAGTTATTGGCACTGATACCATATAGTTTATGTTCTACCTTGTCTATAAGTGTTTGTGCTTCGTTTTGCGTCATGTATTGTATTTATAAGGTACTTGATACCCTACAGCAAGATCGTTGCTTACAGACGGCGTGTGTGCGTTACATGTTGCTTGATATAATGGTGGCTACTAGTGTGACTAGAGTACTAAGAACCATCCCAAGAATCCAAAATATTCTATTGTCTAGGCGATCTAACCTACCTTGAAAGAACTCTCTGTTATCCTTAACAGCATCTTTAAGTTCATCTATGTCCTCAGCCATGTGAGCCAGATGATTGTTTTTGATCTGCTCAATTTCTTTATGTAATTCTTGGGTGGTAATTCTTCTAGTCATATTACATTCCTAACATGTCTTTTATCTTTTGCCATATTGTTTTACAGCATTGTTTAATTTTGTTCCACATATCCTATGTTATCCCTTATTGTTTGTAACTGTACCCTATCTTGTTGTATTACACAAGGTACATGAGTAGAATCACCGCCTTCTTCTGGATGACTCCATAAAAATTCGCTATGTGTGTATTTGTTGTTCATTTTATCTGCTAATTGTTCTAGTTCATTTGCTGACTTGTCTTTGTACACAAACACAAATGCTTCAAACTTAGTACCTGGGAATAAACATGCTATAGTGCTTAAACACCTAACATCATTTTCCCAAACTAATATATTATCCATAAATTTACTGCTCCAAGGACATACTTGCTTTATACTGGCAAAGTAAGTACGCCATGTTGAATCACTACTTGCGACCTTTGCCGCCACGCTGATTCTTTTTCTTTTTCTTCTTTTTACCGCCTCTCATCGATGCCATGTTTATCTCCTTCATTTTTGTAATCTCTTTATTTGATCATTGGCCCAATTCAATGCTCTAGGACCACCCCAAAGCAAATATGCGCCAATTGCCTTACTGTTCTCTGCTGTCAATCCTTTGTCTCTTGCTGTTCTGTAACTTTCTCTTGCCCTAATTAAATAACTTCTCATTCTAACTAGTGTTCTTAAACTTAAATTATCACCATTTGCTATTTGATTTGCTCTTGCTAACCCTACTCTAGTACCGTATTGTCTACTAGGTGGTAAGTCTTTTCTTATTTCTAATGCCTTCTTAGCGGCACTACGCATGTGATCTGGTGCCACTGGCATATTAGTCTCTCATTGATTCTGGTGCTTCGTCTCCGTGACCCGCAACATCTACATACATTTCTGCTTCTTCTTG